AACACAGATAGTGTGGTGGTTAAAAGGTTTTACAACGCTCGCATGACTGGAATTAAAAAAACGCTTTGCGTTACACTCTCGACAGGGTACAAGTTTACTTGTTCCGAAAACCATATTGTCAGGAGTGAAATTGGATGGATGTTTGCAAAAAGTTTACGCGTCGGGGACAGGTTACCCTTGACCGAGTTGTCATTGTTGACGGACTTACGTTTATTAAAGATACCAAAACCGGATACTGGTTATGTTCAAAAATTCGGCAAAGATTGCATCGCTATGTTTGGGAGAAGCACAACGGGCAGATTCCGAAAGGTTTTCACGTTCACCATAAAGACCATAACAAAGATAACAACGCGATTGAAAACCTTGAATTGCTTGAGGGCAGTCAACATTTACGACAACATATGTCTCTACCTCAACGCAAAAATCAATCTCGAAAATCCCTTGAGAAAGCAAGAGTTGCCGCTGTGTTTTGGCATAAGAGCGATGAGGGCCGTGCGTGGCATTCTCAACACGCTCGGCAGGTCATGGCACGACGTCAAAAGAAAATTAGCACCTGCAAACAATGCGGCAATCAATACGAAAGTCATTTTCCGAGAGGTTTCTGTTCAAACGCCTGCAAATCGGCAGGGCGGCGAGCATCGGGAATTGATAACGTTTCGAGGCAATGTGGCGTTTGTGGGACAATGTTCACCGTCAACAAATACGCTAAGACATCAACATGCAGTCGAAGTTGTGGACATTTGCAGGCTCGAACACGAACACGTTTACAACCTTGAGGTCGAGGATACCCACAACTACATCGACGAGCATGGAATTATCCACCATAACTGCGCTGACGCTATCCGATACTCGCTAAACCGATTCATCAAACGTAAACTGAATTCATTCGATATCCTGTGATACATTTTTGAGCGAGGTGATTCATGAAGAAAAAAACGACTGCAAAAAAGAACACAATTAAAGACAACGGCGTGCTGCAAGATTTCACGATGGGCGCAATCAAGTCAACTGAAGTCAGTGGGCTGAAGGGCTTGCAAAACAACCTGCGATATTCGGCGTTGACACAAAACAGAATGCTGCTGACTGAGATGATTCAAGAGCACGCTTTGTTGCGGCGCTTTGTGCGTCAACCAATCGAAGATGCTTATCGCGGTGGCGTTCTAATTAAGTGTGACGAGCTCTCAGCTGATGACCTTGCAAAGCTGAATCAGAAAATGGAAGAGGCGCAAGACCTTCAGACACTCGTTGAGGCTCGCATGTGGACAGAAGTGTTTGGCGGTGGTGGACTCATCGTGAATGCCGGTCAGGAGTACGAACAAGAATTTACCATCGACCAGATACAGCAAGACGGAGAGCTGGAATTTTATCCCGTTGACCGCTGGGAGTTGGCTACCACAACCAACGGAAATATCCTCGACCAAACACAAGACTTTCTCGGTGACGTGCCTTACCTTTACTACGGACACCGACTGCACAAGACGTGCGTGCTCCGCATGATTGGCGAGAAAGCACCGTCAATGATTCGCGGTCAATTTTCCGGATGGGGTGTGTCGCGGCTCGAGGGTATCGTGCGCTCATGGAATCAATACCTCAAGAATCAAGAAGTCATGTACGAGCTGACCGATGAAATGAAGGTCGATGTGTTCCGCATGGAAGGGTTCAACGAAACGCTCGCATCCAGCGACGGAGCACAGAAAGCCGCTCACCGTGTTCAGCTTGCTGCCGAACTCAAGAATTACAAGTCTGCTCTCGTCATGGACAAGGATGACGAATACGAGCAGAAGTCACTGTCGCTTTCCGGCATGGCTGAAGCAATCAGCGAGAACCGCAAGGGCATTGCTGCCGACCTCGGAACACCGATGACCAAACTTTTCGGGCTATCTGCGTCTGGATTCAACTCCGGAGAAGACGACCTCGAAACTTGGAACGCAAAGGTGGAAAGCGAAGTCCGAGCAAAAGACCGCAACATCCTGCTGTTCATGATTCAGGCTCGGTGTCAGCAACTCTTTGGCTACGTGCCTGAGACGATTTCGTTTGAGTTCCATTCTCTTCGAGTGCTTTCCGCTGACCAAGAGGAAGCAATCAAGTCACAGAAGTTCGAACGAATCATGCGACTGTTCGATGCAAAGCTTGTACCGTCGGCGAAAATCATTGAGCTCATGAATGCCGAGAAAATCTTTACGCTCGACCTTGATGCGGATGAAACCGACGATAGCGTCGAACCGGCAATTGGCTTGCCTGAAGGTGAAACACAACAACCGATAGACGACGACTATCAATCCGAGGCGCTCAACGGTGCTCAGGTAAGTTCGTTAGTGGAAATCATCGCACAAATCACTGCCGGCATGATTCCAAAGGAAAGCGCGGCGGCGATTATCAAAGCGGCATTCCCGACGTTCAGCGACGAGCTAATTGCAAAAATCATCTCACCGATTCAGGAGAGCTCAACCGATGCCGAGCAAGCAGAAGGAATTGAAAACAGTCGAACCTTCGGACTCTTTAAGCGACAAACTAAGGGGTGAAATTAAACGCGTCATGCGGGCGATGTTTTTCGACCCGCTCATGAGCGAATTTAATGCAATTCAAAATAATGCGACAAGCAAAAGCAAATTGGTTCGTAAGATCGAATCCGGTTCACTTCAGTACGTCGGTGGAGCGTTTACCGGCAAGCTGGACGCTGCGACCGGAAAGACACTCAAGGAATTAGGTGCGCGATTTGATAAGCGTCGTAGAGGGTGGGTCATTGCCGAGCCACGTTTACCCGCCGACTTGCAAGAAGCGGTACGCAAGCAAGTTAAGGCACGCGAGGCGCTCGAACAAGCTACACGGGAGTCGATAGCTTCAATCAGCAAACGTGCTCAAGAGATGATTCCCCGTCTGGACTTCGACCCGTATGCAGGCGCTACCGAGGACGACGTGGATGACAAAGTTTTGGCATCGCTTGCCGACCAGATTGCAGTTCAGCCGAAGCTATCCCGTGACCAGAAAGCAGAGATGCGGAAAGCGTACACTGAAAACGTCAAACTTTCGATTGTCGGGTTTATTGACGATGAGGTGACTCGATTTCGCAAAAGTGTGCTTCCGAAAATACGTGACGGCATGGACCGCGTGCAATTAAGAGAATACGTGCAGTCCAGACTCAAAGTCAGCGACACCCGCGCTCGGTTCATTGCGAGACAAGAAACCGCTCTATTCACTTCTCAACAAAAAAAGTTACTATACCTTGATGCGGGAGTGACGAGGTATAAATGGAAGGCAATTGGGGGTAAGTCCGGCGACGGCCGCACCCGTGATAGCCATGCCGAAGCTCACGGAAAGATATTTTATTGGGACAAGGACAAAGGGCCAAACGGAGCGCTCAAGCCTCGGAGCGGTGAAGGTAAAACCGTCAATCCGGGAGAAGATTTTGGATGCAGATGTCAAGCAGTGCCGATAGTAGATAGAATCATTTAAGGAGAGAGTTATGTCAATTGAAGCTAAGAAAATCGCCATCATCAAGAGCAACGCCGCACCGGAAGTAAAGCTTAAGGCGCTTGAGAAGTTGAATGATAGTAAGGACAATGATGAAAATAAATGTAATGGAAAAAAAAGATATTA